TCTGCGTTTGACCACAACATTGATTGCTGGATCTTGGCTAGTTCCTATATCATTTACAAATAATATGTCTGGTAAAATACGTTTTAAAAATACAAAACGATCGCCGTCTGCAATGTCTATATCTGCTGATTCAATAAATACACCATCCATAGGATCAGTGTCGTTGTTAAAACCTTTTTCATGTTCGTAAATAAATTTAGTAGATGAGGCTTCGCCAGCTGCTAATGGTTTGTTTAAAACACCAGCTGCTAACCAACTGTACCTTTCTAAAGATCCTACACTCCAACTATTTTCTTCATAATTAAAAATTACATATCTGGATATTTCGGTTTCATTATCAGAGAAAGATGGATAAAAAAACCACACTTCAGAAAACTCTTCGTTTAAGCCTGCAAAACATTTAAAGGCTTGACTTTCATCAAGATCAGAAAAAACGTAGTCTTGCACAGAGCATGGTAATTTTTGCACTGCGCCGTTGTAATAGTAAAAACCTTTTTTCGACATAAAAAATACGCCTTTTGGTGTATTTACTGCTGCTTTTGGTCCTAACAGTCCTGCACCTTCGTTAATTAAATTTACAGCAAACGTTAAAGGTGGTCCAATAAAGTTCATCGAATACAAAGATGTATCTGTCCAAATCAGCACCTCTTGTCTGGCCTTGATACCACCGACTATGGAAGAACCAGAGGACAATCTTAAAGAACCAGCTGTATTAGTAGATAAAGGCTCAAACTGTAATTCGTTTTCTTGATCGCTGAAAGCTATTAACATAGGATCCAAAACACCTGTTCTTGAGCTACCGCTTATGGGATCTGCTCCTAATACTATCAAATGCCTATCTGTTTCAGATGTTATGACTTGTAAGGCTTTAGTAGGCACTAAGTTTGCACCACTAACACTAGATAACTCTACAGCTCTTGTTGTCAAACCATTGTTTTCAACCCAACGAAATATACCACCTGCTCTAGGATTTATAATTAAATTTTCGCCGTAGTTATCGTGTGTCCACAACCTTAGTTGGTTTGTGTCTGATAAAGCTGTTGATGATCCCCAAGCTCCAGCACCCCAAGTGCCAACACCCCAACCAGTAGATTCAACATAATTATCTAAGCCAGAGTTTGTTTGATAAGCTGCATCTGTAGCAGAACCTCCATTACCAGAGTCACTGGAGTTTGCGGTAACTGTAGAACCAGAGGTATCTTTTGCAGTTATTTCGTAAGTGTTTGTACCTGTAACTAAAGCAATTTGATACTCTTGATTGATTACAGCAGCAGTAACATTGCCACCTAAAGAAACTGCGCTTGAAAAGGTTACAAAATCTCCACTCACAGCTCCATGACTAGCGTCGGTCACAGTCAACGTGGATGATCCGTTTGTAGCTGCAAAGGTTGCAGCGTTTGTGGTGTTTTTTCTTATAGGTGTGACATCGTTGTAAGTACCACCCTCTTCTACATAATACTTGTTGGTTGTGCCTATACCTAAATATCTACGTCCCTCTATGGAAATCCATGAGTGTAAAGCACGAGCAGAACCAATTATTGAGTTAGGCGAAAACTTTTCCCAGCCACCGATCTTTTCTACTCGACCTTTTCTAAAACGAATTTTATCGCCGTCAACCCATCCACCTTCGTTTGAGTAATCGGTTTCTTCTTTATTTATTCCAGGCTTAAAGTTTAATTTGGTCAGCGGCATATTTAGAGTCTAACATATCTGCTGTGATCTTACGCCAATCTGATAATAGCTCCTGTAGCAGTTGCGCTAGGAAAAACTATTGTAAAATCGCCAGCGGTTGATGTTTTGTCGCCTCCAAAATCAATCGCACATACAGCTTTATTTGAGTTGTTTGTGTTATAAATCAAACATCCTCTAGCTGTAATAGTAGCTGTACCAAAGGTTAAATCTGCAAAGTCAACGATAGCTGTTGTACCAGAAGTTGTTGGCGTAACGTTTGTGAGTGCGCTACCACCAGATGAGTAGTTTGTACCACTCGCTTGTCCTGTAGTAACAAACGCAGTTGTGCCAGCTCCTAAAGTAGCAGAACTTGTATACAGAGCTAATTTAAACGAGTCAGCTCCGTTTGTGAAATTATGTCCTTCAACAAGCAACTCTTGTTTAAAACTTGTGCATATTGCCGATGTAATTGCCATTATAGCTCCTTCAATATTTTAGCCATGTCTTCATGGCCTTGTTTTCTTAATAAATTTGAGTAAGTCGTGTTCTGTGACTTAATCGCATTTTTTATAGTATATAAGATTACAGTATAAACTTGGTTTTGAAAAGCCAAAGCCTGTTGTTTGATATGCTCTGGTGCGTTGTCTGAAATGTCGCAAATCTTCTTTGTAGCTTGTGCTGCCCAAAATTCTGCATCATGTCCTTTATTTTCTGTTGAATGAACCTCTACTTTACCTATTACAAAATCACTTTCTACACTCATGTTTACCCCTTATATGGCTCTGGCGGTACAACGTCCTCATTAATTTTTAAACCATGTTCTTCTAATTGTGTGTTTATTTCATCGTAGGGACCGATAATAAACCTGCCCTCATGTGGAACAGCAACTAACGGTTTGTCTAATCTATGAAAACCATAAAGTTTTTCTGTGGCTGGCACATTAGAGTCTAATACTGTCGATCTGCCACTTATACCAACAAGTATGTCTTCGCTCATACATTTGCTAATCCAAAACTCTACACATGCTCTACCTGCCTCTGCAAAGTGCATATTTTCTTTGTATGAAAAATCAATACCGAATAAATCTATACGACCAACCTTATTATATAAAGCATAAGCAATGGCAAATGCTACAGTTGTATTCATATAGGCACATTTAGTTTCATTGCATACATCTTCTACTGGATAACGCACTGCGTTTTTTATACGCGGATCTAACTCACAAGTATAGATAGGCACATCCGAAGTAGCCATAAGTTTTTTCATTGCATTGGTTTGTTTGCCAGCATCGTTGCTGTCAAAAAATCTACTTGCTGGATCTAGTGCAAATATTCTATCTGCTGGATAAACCAAGCCTGCTGAGTTGATACACCAAACTTCGTCCCATTCTCTACTGTTTTCTAAACCAATCGCAAAATCAACTTGTGACACACCCAAGCCTATTATTGCAACTGTCTTACCTTCTAAATGTTCTATGCGACTCATTAGCTCACATTGGAGCGTACTGAGTCATACCGATATTCGTCGCGTGTGCCACGACCTTCTGAGATATTTTTCATTCTAGCTACCGCCTCCTTAAATCGTGCCTCTAACTGAGTAACGACGTCTGTAGGTTCTTTAAGGAAGATAGCTCCTTCTACCAACGATCCATACAACAAAGCGTCTGGATAATCTGTAGATAAAAAAGTTGTACCGCTGTCACTACCATTGGTAAGAGATACTGGTTTATGCAAATAATGAAGCTCCACTGTGTAATCCGCATCCGGGATTGGCGAAACCTCAAAAGCTGTGTCATCAAATAAAGAATAATATTTTGGAGTCGCTCTTGTCGTACCAGAAGAATATTCCTTAATAAATGATGGATGTTTAAAATCTAAGTAATCGTATGTGTCTGAGCTGATAATAGCCAAACTCATAGGCGAATAAAAATCTGTTGGTGTTGCTAAAAATCTATTACCTGTAGATACAGCACCTTGAACATTTTTTCGTTGCTCTGGTAACTGAACAAAAGAAAATATACGATCTTCTGCTTCTTTTATGAAAGTAGGCAGCTGTGTTGTAAAAGTTGACTCAGATACCTCTAAGTAATCTTGTATTGCTGTTTTTAATGTGCCTAATGTAAAACTCATATTGTTATTGTAACCTCACCTACTTCGGTTGTAATAGAAAAAGTATCTAACAAAGAACCTAATTTTCCATCTCCCACATTGGTATAAATTAAAAATCTAGAGTTGTCGTCACTTGTATCGGGTCTTGCATCTCTGACAGCTTGAGGATCTTGTGTTGAGGGTTTTGGCATAAGCTGTGGATGTTTAGCATCCCATTGGTCTGGACCAACCAATAAACCATCCCAGGTTTTACGCATATCTTTTAATTTATAGCGAAACCCTGTTATGTCACAGATGCCGTAAGAAAATTTACCGGATGCAAAAGCCATTATGCGTTGTTATAACTCCTTAGACTTGGTGAAACTCTAAAAGATGCACGATCTTCGTCTTGTGACATAGCTCGCAAAAATTCTTCTTCATATAATGCTTTTAACATTTGTGTTCTTTCTGGTGCTCTTTTTAGAGATAAATAATAAGCAAGACCAGCTGCCAAACAAGGATAAAACCTAAAAGGTAGGTCAAGCGTGTTCGCTCCTGCGTCTGCGTCGTCCATTCTTGTTAGGACGTTCATGTGTATTGTGTAGGTGCTTGACTTGTCTGGCGCTGGCCAAACCGAAATAGTAGGCGATAATTGTTTGTTTATAAAAAATTGATTTGGTTTTCCGGTGGTAGATTTTGTAGTGATATTAGAATATTCTGCTCTACTTAGTCTGGTCATAGGTATATCAGTAGCATCTTGTCCAACAGTTTCTCTTATAAATACGTCTAACACATCAATAGGTGCAGTAGCATTGGTGCTGTCTATATTGTAGGTTTTAGTATCTTTAACCATGTCTACTGTTTTTTCTTTAATAGACCATTGGTTTAAGCCTCTGTTTGCCCACTCTGCAAGCATTAAGTTAAGACTTCTTGTAGAGCTTTTAAGATCGTAACCAGTGCGTAGCTCTATGCCACAACGCTCAAAAGCCTCTTCAACGTAATCAGCTACGTCGAGTTCAAAGTCTTTACTTCCAGATGTTGCCATAACTATTCCTCATCACTATCTTCTTGCGGAGCGTACAAATTGTCAAATGTAATTATCGGATCTGTATAGCTCTCGTGCTGCTCCGCTGAGTGAACCCACTGCGAAGGTGCAAAGTCTGGAGCACCTTCTCCTGTTCGCCACAGCGCTGGATTCGTTGCTCTAACTCGGTTATTTGGTAGTGCAACAAAATTACCAGTATAAGGACCAGCGTCCGTCAAGTATAGCACATGGGATTGTTTGTGTTGTGCTGGATCATCTGCAATAGAATGTTCAGTATAATCTACAGTAAACATGTATTTACCCAGGTAAAACTCCCCATCAATCTTACAGTACCAAGGACTAGAACTAACACGATCTAAAACCACAACGCTATGATGATGACTTAAACAGTCCCATGGTTGAGCTAAATGATCTGGCATGGGTGCTGGCCAATCTTGCAACGG